CGCGTCGGTCGCGCCTACCGCGTCGGCTACACCCGCAGCCCCTCGTGGTTCGCCCCCAGCCTCAACCATTTTCAAGATTATTCCGAGAGCCTCAGCTACGAGAAAACCTCGCAGAAAATTGGCGCCCAAATGGCTTTCGTCGTCACCTCTCCCGAGGCGGGAAATCTTGCCTTCGGAGCTGGCCCTCTCAATCAGGGACAGACCGGTAGCTCCCCGACGAATACTTACACGCTCGATTCGATGATGAATTCCTCCGTCATCCCCCAGCTCAAGCCGGGGGAGAAGATCGAGAGCTTCGCGAATAACCACCCATCCCCGAATTTCAAAAACTTCCTCGAAGTCCTCATGACCGACATCGCCTGCGGTTTCGGCTGCTCCAAGGAATTCCTCTTCGACATGGATACTGGCGGAGCCGGGGTGCGTTGGGCGCTCGAGGAAGCCTCTGTGATGATCAAGGGGATCCAAGACATCCTGATCCACAGCTTTGCCGCCCCTTTCTGGAAATTCTGGGTCTGGCAGGAGATCGAGGCCGGTCGCCTCCCCATGCCGGGAAATGGTAGCGATTGGTATAAATGCTCCTGGACGCCGGGCCAAGGCGACCTCTCCGTCGATTTCGGTCGTGATGGCCGCCTCATGAGCGATCTCCTCCTGCGCGGCCAGATCAGCCCTCAGAGGTACTACGCCTTGCAGGGGTTGGATTCAGATAAACAAGACGAGGACATCATCCGCGCCGCCGCCCGGCGGAAGAAGATGATAGCCGAGATCGCCAAGGAGGAAGGGGTCGAACTCACCGCCCAGGAGATCTTCCCACCCGCTCCGGGATCGCCTATCCCAGCTCAGACCGTCCCACAGGGCGAATGACGGGGAGACATTTGACAAGCCGCCACGGTCATGTCGAATTCCTGGTATTCCTTCACTAATCAAGCCGATCAGTCCGTCGATGTTGAGATCTATGATGAGATCGGAGATTGGGGTGTGGATGCCAAGGCTTTCGTCCAGGACCTCAAGGAACAGGACGGCAAGCACATCAACCTCCGCATCAACTCCCCCGGAGGTTCCATCGTCGACGGTCAGGCCATCATCGCCGCGCTGAAGCGCCATGCCGCAGGCTTCACCGCCTATGTGGATGGATTGGCCGCTTCCATGGCCAGCGTCATCGCCTGCGCCGCCGACAAAACCTACATGGCCGACGGAGCCATGATGATGATTCATAGGGCCCAGATGATGAGTTCCGGAGACGCCGACGACCTTCGCAAGGATGCCGATGTCCTTGAGAAGTTCGAGAAAAGCCTTCTGGCCATTTATAGCAAGAAGACCGGCATGGATGCCGACGTCATCAGCGAGATGCTCGATGAGGAGACCTGGATGGATGCCGACGACGCGCTGACCTTCGGATTCATCGACGGCATCACCCCCCAGACCGCCGTCACGGCCAAATTCACCCCGCGCGATCTTAAGGCGCGTTTTGAGGCACGGTTTGACAACCGGAAGAAAGCCAATATGGAAAACAACGCCCCCGTGGAAGAAATCCTCGCTCCCGTTGCCGAGGAGGCCGCACCGGACGCCGGTGCTGTCGAAGCTCCCGTCGCTCCCGCTGCTCCCGAGGAGCCCCTCATCGAAAAGGTTGAGCAAGAGATCGAAAAGGTCGCCAGCGAAGTCGTCGAGGAAGTGAAGCACCTCGAAGAGAAGATTGAGGGAACTCCCGCCGAGGATCCCCAAGATCCCAAGGCCATGGCCGATGCGATCACGAACGCCGTAAATGCCGTCTCCGAACTTGCCACCGCCAAGGCCGAGATCTGCAACCTCGCCCGCGCCGTCGCCGCCAAGGATGCCGAGCTGGAAAAGCTCCGCGCCCTCCACGCCGCCGCGAAGAAGGCCATGGGCCTTTCCGCAGCCGACGTTCTTCCTCCGGTGGCCCATGCCGAGGCCGCCCCGAAATCGATCGAGGAACAGTACGCATCCATGCCGAAAGGCCCGGAGCGTCTTGCCTTTTTCGAAAAACACAAGGAAACACTTTTCAAGGCCAAGTCGGTCGCGAAATAACCACACCAAACCCCAAACCCAAACACCATGTCTAACACGTTTAGCAGCTCACTGGTCGTGGATACCGCGACCAAGCAGACGATCACGGTTCTCCAGGCCAAACTTGCGGCCCTCAAGAACTTCGCCACCGACTTCTCTTCGGATGTTGTCGATCCCCTCCGCAAGCTCCAAGTCGGAGTCGCCACTTCGGCCAATGCCGTCGTAAGCAGCCCGACCAGCTTCGAGTCCTCCGGAACCACCCTGACGAACAGCCCCGTAACCATGACCCACTATTCGAGCCAGTTCCAGCTCTCCAGCCAGCAGATCAACCAAGGCTTCCGCCTTGAGCAGATCATGAAGGTCCAGCTCCGCGCCCTGGCGAACGCCATCATGGACGCCGCCCTGGCCCCCATCAACACCACCACCTTTGGTGCACCGACCTACAGCTCGGCGATCACCGTGGCTTCCGGTGGCGTGCTTGGTAACAGCCTCATCACCACCGCCCTGCCCGCCCTCTGGGCCGCTTTGGAGAACGGTACTGAGAAGCACCTCATCTTGGATGGCAGCTACTACAGTTACCTCCTGCCCCAGAGCGGATTCTCGATCGACCAAGATGCCAAAGGCGCTTACGGATTCGATTCCGTCAGCTACAACAACCGTTGGAACGGGATCACCGGTGGTTCCGACAGCAACCTCAACGGCACGACGCACACCATCAAGGGCTTCGTTGCCTCCCCCGAGGCTTTGGCTATGGCCGCTGCGATCCCTTATGTGGATCCTTCGGTTCAGAACCTCCTCGAGGTCAGCGAAGTGATCGAGGTTCCCGACCTCGGAATCAACATCAACTTCAACGTCTGGGGATCCCTCGCCAGCCGCAGCCTCAGCGCCTCCTTCGACGTGGCCTTCGGCAGCGCCGCAGCAGACGGATCGGCTCTCAAGACCATCGTTCTCTAATCCCAGAGACGACCTCCCACAAGCCAGGGGCACCCCGAAAGGGGTGCCCCTTTCTTTTGGTCATCACTTGACACCGATTCTCCTGATATGAATCCCGCCGCCGTCGCTGCTTTCCGCGCCCAAGCCGCCGGGGAGATCGCCGACACCCTCGGGACTCCGGTCACCATTAGCGGCTCGACGTTCAATGCTTTCGTCAGCACCCCGGCACCCCAGATGGATTTGGAATTCGGAGGGTTCAAGACCAACCGCTCCATCCGTGTGCGCTGGCCCATCGCCCGATTCCCGAAGCCTTCGCTCGGCACGGCCATCCTGCTCGTGGCTCAGAACCTCACCTTCCGCATCGAGACCGCCGAGATCGGCAATGGAGCACTTGGAGCGGAAGTCCTCGTCACAGCCATCCGCGAATAATGAACCCCCTAACCGTAGAGACCTCCTTGGTAGCCGCACTCACCGCATCGGCCTTTCCTTCCACTCCGATTTATCCTGGCACCGGATATCAGGAACTCACCCCCGAGTCTATAAACCTCATCGCAGGGGTGCAGCAGCACGAGCACGTCGTCGGGAACCTGTACAAAGCCAACGTCGATATCAAAATCGATTCCCCGGCATTGCTTGGATCATCCCAGCTTTCCGCGCTCGTCACGGCCTTGGAAACCTTGCGGACGAACCTTACCTCCGAATACCTGACGGCCCATTGGCCGACGAGCGAGGCCTCCTTTGCTGGGATCTGGCAACAAGAGACCGCCATGAGTCAGCACGAGCACTCATGGGTTGCCGAGGTCAAGGTCATCATCGGCGTCACGGAGTGATTTGACACACATCCACAAGTGAAATGAGCGCGACCATCGGCATCTCTTCTCTTGGATCCCTGATTACGACCCCGACAGGGTGCGTCCTGAACGAAGTCACCACGGACAAATCCATTGAGGTCAAGACCATCAAGAATTCCTCCGGCGTTACCGTCCAGGCAGGAACACTCCCGATGGTGACCACCAAGATCAGCGCAAAGGGAAAGGGCATCGCCCCCCTTTCCACCGTCGCCGCGCATTCTGCGATTACCAGCGGCACGGCGGTCGTCACCTCGGTTTCCGTGGACGAATCCAACACCGATTTCCCCGACTGGTCCATCGAAGCCCAGAGCTGGAGCTAAAAAAATATGAGCGCCGTTACCGCATCTATCGGAATCAATAGCATCTCCTCCGGAGTCATCACCAAGGTCACCACCTCGCAGAAAACCGAGGTAAAAGTCCTTCAGGATTACGCGGGCGCTTTCTCTACTGCCTCCACTTTCGATCCCACGGGTGAATTTACCGTCGAGGGAGCCGGTGCCTACCCTTCCGTCACCCTCGGAGTTGGTTCCTCCAACCTCCCTTCCACCATTACTGGTGGAGTAATCATCATCGATTCTTACAGCGAAACCGAAAAGTCCGACGATTTCCAGTCCTACAAGTGGAGCGGCAAGTGGTTCCCCGGCGCTTCGTAAGAATTTTACACTGAGGCGGGGCAGATTCCCCGTCACCAACGATTCATTTTATGATTAAAACAGGCCAGAAATTCACGTTTTTTAAGGGCGACGGATCGCCCCTTTCTTCTCCCAATACCCACCTCGCAGCCGCGATTATCGCCTCCGGGGGATCTTTAGCACCGGATGGATTCCGCGACACCGTGGGAGAAAATGCCGACGGCACTCCCCGCAGAACCGCCGTATGGATGTTTCAGGAAAAGCCTCTTAGGTTCTTTTTA